ACAAGCTCTCTATGAGTCAATGAACTAAAACTTAACGTGTTAAAGGCCGTCTAGTGAAAACTAGGCGGCTTTTTACTTTTACGTGTTAATATTTGTACATGATCGTACAGGACAAAAAGAAATTCGCGCAAGCGTGTTCCGTTCCGTTCCGTTCCGTTCTGTTCTAACAAATTACGCGTGACTACCTACAGAAAGACTACACTATGGCAATAGAGTTAACTGACGCCCAGCGTGAATTTTTAGTTGGTAAGTCAATTATGATTGGCACGCCTTGCTACGGTGGAATGTGCACCACCGGATACTTGCAGTCTGTATTCGCACTTCAACGCCTTTGCGATAGTGTAGGAGTACGCCTAGTTCTAAATACGATAACAAATGAAAGTTTAATAACTAGAGCTCGCAATAACGTTGTTGCCTCGTTTCTTTCATTAGAGGTAGAACATAATGACGGGAAATATAAGAAGCCTGACTACCTTTTATTTATAGACGCGGATATCGAGTTTGAGCCTACCGACGTGTTAAGACTAATTGTTCATGACAAGGACGTTGTTGTTGGCGCTTACCCACTAAAAGTTATAAACTACAACAATGTAGAAAATGTTGCCTTGTCTGCAAAAGAAATCTCAGAGACTGTCACTGATTACGTAATCAACTTCGAGTTTGACAGTGAAGAAGATAGGGCAACTGGCTCTGTTACGCTGCATGGAGATCTTTTAAAGGTTAAAGACGCGGGCACAGGGTTTATGATGATCCGGCGTGAGGTGCTAGAAGAAATGATAGATGCCTATAAAGACGAGGTATCATACATAAAAGACAATAAAGACTTAATGCCAGACGGTAGCGTACAGAACATGCCTACAGAGCAATACGCCTTATTTGACACTATTATCGAGCCAGAGACAAGACGCTACCTAAGTGAGGACTACACGTTCTGCAGAAGGTGGCAAGCTCTTGGCGGTAAGATATGGTTAGACACTAAGATAGTTCTTAACCACATCGGGACACACACGTTTAGAGGACACACTTTCGTATCTAAGGTAGATCAATAATGAAAAAGAAGTTAATAGCGCTATTAGTAATCACCGCAACGGGAGTGGCGATGGGCGCTTACCTTATGAAGGTACTAGAGGCGCTTGATCTAGACAGCGTGTTTGACTTTGATTTAGAAGAAGAGATATAAAGTAGTCTCAAGCACTTGACTGTTGATCTAGCACATATTTAATGCTAGACGCAGACCACTTTCCTCCATAGGCGGTAGGAATACCTTCAACGTCAAGCATGCGAGCTATAACGCGTAAAGAAAGACCTTTTTCTCTTTCAGCAACGATACGAGCGCGTATCTCGTCGGATATCATTTGCTTGGGTCCTAGGTCTACTCCCCAGACTTTTCCATTGTCTCGTCTGTATTTATGTACATCTTTTTGTCGCTCTGCGATGATTCCACGTTCCATCTCGGCAAGGGCAGACATAACTGTAACTACAAATCTCCCTTGATAAGTAGAGGTGTCAAGGTTGAGATCTAAAAGAACAAGACGCCAGTTATTCTTATGAGCTCTATCAACAATACTAAGAAAGTCCTGAGTAGATCGAGCTAGGCGATCAATGCGAGAAACGATAAGAGCCTGCGCACTACCTTCATCAAGCCTCTGTAAGGCATCTTTTAGAACAGGACGACCCTTAATTGACTTGCCAGATCTGCCTTCCTCTAGGAGCAACTCCATGCTTGTGAAGCCTGCTAGTTCGGCAGCGTTGCGCAGAACTCGCTCTTGAGCTTGCAGGGATAAACCGTCTTGAACCTGCATCTGAGTGCTAACTCTGGCGTATAAAAGCGCATGTACATTCTCTGCAGAAATGATACTTTCTCCGTTCTAATGTACAATTTTTCCAACAGAACAACGAACAGGAAGCACTGTACATCCTTAAAGTTAAGGGTTAACAGAATTTATCATGGTTTTTAACTTCTTAGTAAGACTTCTTAGTAACTTCATGAGTAACAAGATACGATTACCTATGATTCTTTTAGGTATCGCCACATCGCAGGGGAACGGCTTACGACGAATAACTCCAACAGTTGAGTATCTTGTAATTGCAGGTGGCGGTGCGGGTGGAGGTAATACTACTAATTCTGGCGGCGGAGGCGCAGGATCAGTTGGCGCTACAGTTACAGCAAGTGCAGCTGGCGGAAACGGCGGAGCAGGTTTAACTTCATCAATTTCTGCCTCATCTGTAAGTTATGCTGGTGGCGGCGGTGGTGGAGTAAATATTAGCACAACACTTTCAGGCGGAACGGCAACTTCTGGTGGTGGTGCAGGAGCAAGCAACACCGCAGCGTCAGCCGCAGGAACTGCCTTTTTAGGTGGAGGAGGCGGAGGTGGCTTTCGTTCTTCTACTACTAATCGAGTCGGCGCAAACGGTGGTTCAGGTACTGTAATTATTAGATACGCGAATACTTTTCCAGACGCAGCTTCTACAACCGGTGCGCCTACGTTTTCAAACACTGGTGGCTACAAGATCTACACATGGGCAGGCAACGGAACTATCACGTTCTAACGTAAAACTATCACCGCAAGTTGTATACCTTAGGAGAGAAGGAAACATGCTAGAGGACGATGAAGACTGGGACGATGACGCTCTTGAGAAGTATCTCAAGGATGAGAATCTTGCACTTGTTCCTTTAGACTTTATGCGCGAGCTTATGGTTCTTATGGAAGCGCACATCATGCGCGTTACCGATGTAGATCAAGATCAGCTTGCAGAAATCATCGAGCGTCTTGAAGATCTTCTAGGTGAAGACGGCATGATGGATCTGTCTATGGACGGCATAGTTGACTGGGTGAATACACTTAAAAACGCGTAGGCGTATGATATAGTCTTTACATGACACAAGACTTGCCTAACTGGTTTATTAGGGTGGGCGCTGATGAGATCTTTAGACGCCACCTAGTACGATTTAAGAACACACGTATGCGCTGTCTCCAGGTTGGCGCCTACACCGGAGACGCGACGAGCTGGCTTGTCGAGCATATACTACTTCACGAGGATTCGTATCTAGTAGACGTTGATACTTGGGCCGGGTCTACTGAAGAAGAGCATAGAAAGATAGACTGGTCTCAGGCGGAAAAGAAATACAACAGCGTAACTAAGTCCTGGCGAGAGAGTAAAAAAGTAATCAAGGTAAAGTCTACTAGTGATGAGTTCTTTGCTAAAAATAAAGATACCTTTGATTTCATATACGTTGACGGAGACCACACCGCGTATGGAGTAATGAAGGACGCAGTCAACGCGTACCAGTGTTTATCTGTTGGAGGCGTGCTTGCGTTTGACGATTATATGTGGCAAAGCGGAAAAAGCGTATACAATGAGCCAAAGGTAGCTATAGACGCATTCCTTGCTGTCTATGGGGATAGGGTTAAGATAATGCAGAAGTCATATCAAGTTTGGTGTGTGAAAACAGCATGAGTAAAGAAATAGAGATTCGCCCGTGGGGATTCTACGTAATCTTGCATACCGAGCAAAAAGTCCAAGTTAAACGAATACATGTCCAAAATGGAAATCGCCTTAGCAAACAATCTCACAAACACCGCGCGGAGCATTGGTACATCACTGAAGGCTACGCGGAGGTTGAGCTATTTGACCAGATACTTCATCTTGGTCCAGGAGACTACGTGTCGATTGGAGTTGGAGAAGTTCACCGCGTAAGGGCAGAAGGCGAGATGGACCTAGTCTTTATAGAAATTCAGACAGGTGACTACCTTGGAGAAGATGACATCATTCGATATGAAGATGATTACTTTAGAACTTAAGAAGTAGAACTCTTTTTTCTACGATTTCTTGCAGCTTTAGATATATTTGCTCTATGTTCGTCTGAAAACGGTTTTCTTGATTTTCCAGTATTAGCAGCTGCTATCTTATTCTTCCACTCTTGAGTGTTTGGTCCAGCATGTTGGCGGATACAAGATTTATAAGTTTACAGGTACAGGAAGCATCACTTTCTAAGAACAGGATACAATTAACTCATGGCACACTTCGCAAAACTAGATGAAAGCAACGTTGTACTAGAGGTCAACGTTGTTAATAATGATGTACTTGACCCTGCTGCCGAAGAAACCTCAGGCATTGCGTTTCTAACTGACTGGTCAGGCGGATACACAAACTGGAAGCAAACTTCCTACAACTCTACTTTTCGTAAGCACTTTGCCGGAATCGGCTTTAAGTACAACACGACACTAGACGCCTTCGTGCCTCCTAACCCATTTCCTTCATGGACATTAGACGAGACAACCTGTCTTTGGGAAGCGCCCGTTCCTTATCCAACAGATGACAAGCCTTACACGTGGGATGAAGCCAATCAAGTCTGGGTTGAGATAGTTCTTACAGAAAGCTAATTACTTTTCTATAAAATAAAAGACCGCGCCCGGTTGGACGCGGTCTTTATTTTTGTATCTTTACGGTAGGCGATTACCTG